ATCTGGAGTTTCTACGCACCTATCCTCAAAGAACTGTTTGTGGATGCGGCGTCCAGCCTCCTACCTCTCGCCTTGGACATTGTCCGCGAGTTGGCCGACACCAGCAAAACTGGCGCACAAAAGCGCGAGGCCGCTGTCAAAAAGCTCACCAGCGCAGCCATCCGTAATGGGATTGATGCCTCCGAATCTTTGATTCGTTTTACTATTGAATCGGCTGTCCAACGTGTCAAAATCGAACAATGAAAGACAAACTTCTAGCATTCTTGGTCAGCAAGGCAGGCGGTGTTCTTACCCCTCTCATCGCCATGGCGGTAGCCGCTATTGTCTCCCGTCTTGCCATGGTTGATCCGAAGCTGGCCGAATCCGTTGATCAGGTCAGTCTCACAGGTTTTATTGTTGCCCTTCTTATCTCTATCGTTAACTACGTCACTAACGAAGTGAATGTCAGGGGGGTCAAAAAAATCCAAGCCTTGGTCAATACGGATGAGGATGGAGTGGCTGGGCCTATTACCTTCACCGAAGTCCGCAGGGCCATTGAAGTCAAAAAGCCCGCAACCAAGCGTAAACGTAAGTGAAACCAATCAAAGATGAAGTCCTCAAAGCCATATTTACCAAAAAGCGCGAAGAAGATCGCAGAAGTTTCCTTGTCCGTTTATTCAGTTCCATCCGCTTCTGGGTCAAAGGGAAGCGGGGCGATGATGGAAAAACAGGCGTCACCATCGGAGTCCGAGGTGGAGCGGATTTCTAGGAATTGGGATATTGGCAGGCGTCAGTGCAAGTGGTAAAATGAATGGGTGAGTAGTCGGCCCCATGTTAAAGTTAATCCAGAAACTCTTTGGTTTTATCGGCTTCGATACTGGCCAAGCGCCGTCCTCACCGAGCTTGCCGTCCGAATCGCAAGAGAGCTTAAAGCCCGAACCGCCAAAAGAACCCAAGACCAAGCCCGCCCCGAAACAGAAGACCCCAAAGGCTCTTGAGAATCTAGCCAAGATTGCCCTATCCCAAGTCGGGGTGAAGGAGTCTGGCGGCAATAACAACGGGGCCAAGATCCGCAAGTACCAATCGGCAACCAGTCTGAATCCAGCTTCTTGGCCTTGGTGTGCGGCCTTCACTTCATGGGTGGTGCAGGAATGGCTCAAAGACAAGGAGAACGTGGAATGGCTTGGACTCAAGGTGATGACCCCAGAAAAGTGGAGGCCCAAGACCGCAGCAGCATTCGGGTATATCCAGTGGGCAAAGGGGCGTCCCGCTACCACCAAGGTTTTGTCTTCAAAAGCCAAGCCTCAAGTGGGGGACTTTGTTATCTTTGATTTTTCCCATATCGGGATTGTGGTCAAGGTTGGTGAAAAAAACTTTCAGTGCGTAGAGGGAAATACCAACGGTCGAGGAACGCGAGATTCTACCTCTGGTGACGGCGTGTGGCTCAAAACCAGAACATCTTCATTGGTAAGGAATTACGTTAGAATCAATCCATCAACAGCTAAATGAAAGAGCGTGACCAACCCCGCAAGAAAAAGATCTACCGCAAGCCCGAAAACAAAACTTGCCCCTATTGCGGATCGGAAAAGATTGAACAAACAGTGATTCGGCATGTCGGAGTAATCAAGACATGCAAGAATTGCCGAGAACAAATCGACTGATATGGCATCTCATGACCAGAGACTCCAGAAGGTATTGGACAAACTATGTCGCGATCTGGTTGAATATTTTGATTCGGGCTTTGTCGTGGCCACTTTTCAGGACGGCACCGAAACCAAAAACGCCTTCCTCAAGTTTGGCAATGATTATGCCATCGAAGGCATTGTATCCAATATCCATGACATCCTCTATGGACAAGAAGAGGATGAAGACGACGACGATTTGGATGACGGAGATTTGAAGAAAGCAATCAAAGACACATAAACTACACACAATGGCCAATGGAACCCTATCCTTCACCCTTCCAGAAGAACAACAGGAGTTTGAAGATGCTTGCAAAGCAAGCGATTTTCGCTGTGTTCTTGGGCATTTTGATGACGAGCTTCGCTCTCATCTTAAGTATAATTCTCATCCCGATTGGGATGGGGCAACTATTGAAAAAGTTAGACAAGTTCTTTACAACTTGATTGCCGACTACGGCATCACCATCCACTAACTACACACAACTATGACTACAGTCTATATCTGTGGGGCCATGCGCGGAATCCCACAACTCAATCACCCTGCTTTCTTTGAGGCGGAAGAGATCCTAAAGAAGGCGGGATACAATGTAATCAATCCAGCAAGGATGGATCAAGAGCTTGGGCTAGACCCCCACAATTCTCAGATGGACGGGAAGTTTATTGAGGACGCCGCCCGAAGAGATATCGATGCGGTCTTTGAGTGTGATGAGTTGGTTTTGCTTCCCAAGTGGGAAAAGTCCAAGGGCGCACGGGCCGAAGTCGCGGTAGCCCAATGGCTGGAAAAACCCTTGCGTCTTTACCCTTCCATGGTTAAGTTGGAGAAAGAAGATGTGTGCGACATCGCCAAACGTCTTACTTCCTATGATCGTCAAAGCGACTACGGAAGCCCGATTGATGACTTTACCAAACAGGCTAAAATGTGGGGAGCCATCCTTGGAGTCAATGTGACCCCGCAACAAATCGCCATGTGTATGATTGCGGTCAAACTTTCCAGACTCACCAACTCACCCCGTCATAAAGATAGCTGCGTAGACATCGTAGGCTATGCACGGTGTTTAGATCTCTGTAACCAAGCAACATCTCTATGAGCAAAAAAATAGCAGTCCTTTCGGACTTCCATTGCGGCCACAAGGTCGGACTAACCCCAAAGGGTTATCTACCTGAAGAGCCAGCAGACGAGCGGGCACGTTGGGTCAATGCCAACAAAGCCTACTACAACTGGTATAGCCAGAACATCCGCAAAAACGGCCCATACGATATCATCTTTATCAACGGGGATCTCGTAGATGGGACTGGTAAGAAGTCGGGCGGAACAGAACAGATCACTACCGACATGGAGGAGCAGTGCGATATGGCGGTTAAGATTATCCGCGAAATCCCGAAATCTAAAAACTGTTCCATTGTGATTACCCGTGGCACCCCCTACCACACAGGAGATTCGGAGGACTGGGAAAACATAATCGCAGAGCGTGTAGACGCCGCAATTGGAGAACATGAGTGGGTGGATGTGGAAGGGGTTGTGTTTGATCTTAAACACCACCCAGCAGGCTCCAGCGGCATTCCCCATGGTCGCCATAGCGGAGTGGCTAGAGATCGCCTCTGGAACCTCATCTGGTCCGAAAAAGAGCTACAGCCCAAAGGAGATGTATTTATCCGCTCTCATGTCCATTACCACAACTTTGCAGGCGGACCAGACTGGCTGGCCATTACCACCCCAGCCCTTCAGGGTTTTGGCTCACGCTTTGGAGCTAGACGCTGCACTGGAATTGTGGATTTTGGATTCTTGATCTTTACAGTCAACAAAGGAACATACACATGGCAACCCATCATAGCAAAACTGGAAGAGCAAAAAGCTCCAATGATAAGATTGTAGTCCCGTCATGGGACAGCGTCTGGGAGTCTTTCAAGGAAGACAACACCAAGACCACAATTGAGGCTATGGAGGCCGAAGGATGGAAGACGGTGCGGGATGTCGCCCGAATGACCAACCTCTCAAGACAAAGGGTATTGGAGTTGGCCAATAGTGATAAGATGGAGTCGGTAAAGAAGAAGGTTATTCAGACGGGCAAAACCCGTGAGATGGTATTTGTCAGGCCGAAAGTTTAATTAGTCGGGAAAGGGCGTAGTTGCTCTCCAGTTGACGAATTATAAATGGGTCCACTGCCATCATCTGGATCGTAGGGCCAATATTCATGGGCTTTTATGGTTAGTCCAGATATTGCAAGCTCTCCTCCAAAATATGTCCAATTTGTTGATTGGTCTAAAAATTCAAGCGTTCCCGTGTATTCAAAGTTAAACGGAAAATCACCCTCTGTAAGCGTTGCAGACGATGGAATTATTACATCAGAATCAACCGCTCCGTTAAAAGTAAATCTCATATGTGTATAAAAATCGTCTCCACTATAATGACCAGCAAATGGACCATCTACTGCAAAAAAAACGCCAACAGAGGGAAAATCAAATGAACACTCCATGGTAACTGGAACTGAATTTATTGGAGAGCTAAATGTTTGAGTTGCTATAGGCTCTTCAAACGGAAGAACATATCCACCCTCACCTCCTTGGCAAACAAGATTTTTTTCTGATTCAGCACCTCTTGTAAATGTAAATTCAAATGGAATTTGTTGTGTAACGAATCCAGTCTCTTCGGTTGTATAGGATATGGTTTGTGATCCTGTTATTTTCCAAGATTTAACCCTCCAATAAATAGCCATTGCGCCATTCAAATCTGTCAAAATGTTCTTGTAATGATATATACTTCTTCCCCAATCTTCATCATTTACAAGTGAATAAAAATCCCGCAATGCTTCTTCGCTTTCAAATGGACACCAAGGAAAGTGATTCAAATGTCTAACGGTTGCCATCTTATATGCCGCTATTCTTCTATTTTTTCTATTGCTGGAATTTTATAAATCTTTGGTTGCCCGTTTTCGCATATATCAAATTCCTTCGATTCCTCAAACTTCATTTCTGTTCCGTCCCAGTATAAAAAAGCTTCTTTTGATTCCTCTCCTTCTATTTCTGGCGCAATGGCAAATTCCCAGCTATCTCCATCCCAGTAAATGGCAGCAGCATTAGCTTCATCGGGCGGACTGAGTGGAACCCAATTTGCCCCATTGTTATAAAGAAGATCGCCGTCACTCCCATCTGGCAGTCCTTCGCCATCTCCTCCTCCCCCGCCTCCGCCCCCGCCATCATTTGGAAAAGGATACTCACCATCGACTCCTTGGCCAGAAACTGGATCAATAAACGGAGATGGTGGCTGGTCAATAGATGTTGACCCAGCACCAGATCCAACATTAATCAGTCTACTTGGAGAATAATCAGCTTTGGGTCTTGGGGGTAACGTAAAGGCCGATGTTCCAGATCCTTGGTTAAATGCTGGAGATTGCGTGTATGGATTTTCCATTGTTATTGAGTGGGCGGGACAGCCACATATTGCGGAGAAACATGGACAACAACACAGCTTATGCGAACAAGTCCGTGCCGATATGCCTCGCTTTCAACATTGACTAAAAAATTTCCAGAAGGGAATTTGCTGGGAGTTGTTGCTGGTATTTTCTTTGATTCTTGTGAAGAAATTCCGCCCTGAACCGCATTAAACAATGTTCCTGTTTGAGTTACTACAAGGCTTGAATCTGTGGCTGCATCGTCTTCTTCCAAAACAACTTCCGAATCAATATCGTTTATTCCGCCATTTGCGATTGTTATTTCTTCATGAAGGGTAGGAGGAATAATTGTTTGAGAAACACTTGATCCAGAGCTTGAATTTGTAGAACTTCCAGTTTTTACATTATTTCCATTTGGAAGGTAAACTCCATTTTCTGATTGTGCGTAAGAATAAGAACTGCCAAAAACACACACAACTACGGGTTGCGGAAAAACTATCGGCCAATTTGTTACGTTATTATTAGGAGGAGAATACTGTGCGTTTACAGCGTTTAAAATATTCTGATTTGTTGCGCTGTTTTTATCCAAAAAGAAAACATGGCGAGTGGATGGAACTGGCCCAGAATAACCGTTTCTTATAAAATAAACGGCATCACCACTTGCAGAACTGCTGTTGCTGCTGCTATTGGCGGAACTTTGAGAAGATAGACCAAGCGTTCCAGTTCTATTGTAGGATCTTGAGCGGCCACGGCTACTGGATCTGCTATACACCGCTCTTACGGCATAAAGGTAATCTGGGAAAGTTATGTTTGAAAACGAAGAAAGTTTCCAGTGCTGGTTCAAAACACTGGCCTTGAATGCATCAATATCAACTTCTCTCCGCAGGGAATGGAAAACATCCCTTGGAGTTATTTCTGTTCTGGCGTCACCAAGAATAACTTCTTCGGCATTTACAAATTTTTGAGTGAATGGAAAAACAATATCCAAGCTCTCATCGTAAATCTGACCAACAAGTTCGGGCGGATTGGATAATTCAACCTCTCTGGTTGCAAACTTTCCGTCTCCCAACGCTTCTTTTTCGGCGGAGACCGTGCCATAAGATGGTGAAATATTAACCGAAGCGCCATAACGTTCGGTGACTTGGGCAACCCCGCCGCCTAATTCTGTGGTATATGCTTCACCTTGAACAAGACCTTCAACTGCTGGATCGCGTTCTTCGGTTCTAACCCGCTTTACAAATTCTGTAACCTGTTGTTCGGATTTGGAAATCTCGCTTCCAGTAAGAGTAATAGAACTTCCAACCGTTCCTGCTATTGATCGTTCGACAACTGTTGACGGGACATTGGCTCTAAACTTTTGAGGAGTGACATCTGGTTTTTCAAGACTTAATGATTTTCCTTCAAAAACATTTGGGACGCGAACTTCGGTTTTGATTGTTCTTTGATCACCCAAGGCTTCAATAGACCCATCAATCAAAAGGGCGTCTGGTTGAATAGATTGCGGATCAGCCGTCAGTCGAAGCGTTCTGGTGGCCATTTGACCCTGTGGGGTAATTACCGTTTCTGTCAATATTTCAGCCGCGCTGACATCTCTGGTGTTTGTTGAGACACGCTTAACAAACTCTGTGACTTGTTCTTCCGATTTGGAAAATTCACCAGCGCCAAGAGTTATGGCCGAAGGAGAACTAATTGCTCCCGCAAGATTCTCTTCGATGATAGTGTCTGCTTGCGCGGCTCGGAATTTTTCTGGTGTAAGATCAAGCCTTGTCTTGCGGATGGTTTTACTGGTGAATACCGAAGGAACAGTAACCTCTGTCTTGACAGTTCGTCCATCCCCCAAAGCCTCTACGCTGGCATCAATGAGCGTAGCAGACGGAGTGAACGACTGATCCCCGACATCCAGCCGAAGGAGCCTTGTGCCGATTTGTCCTTGGGGAGTTAGGACTTTTTCCGAAAGCGTGACCGCCGAAGTGATGGAGCGTGATGTGGTGGCAACACGTTTGGTAAACTTATTAACCTGTTCTTCAGATTTGACAAACTCTCCAGCGCCCAAAACAATATTAGGATTAGCGGTTCCTTCGATAGTCTGTTCAAAGACCGTGTCTTCCTGTGCGGCTTTGAATTTTTGGGGAGTGATATCTTCTCTTGTTTTGCGATAGGCTTCAGCCCCGAAAACTTGAGGAACTTCAACAACTCTCTCAACCAGTGATTCGGCGTCTTCCCGCGAAACCTCTACGGTCCTTGTGGCTGTTGGATTCGGGGGAACATAATCGGCGGCTCCCTTGCGTTGAGTGGTGACGGTAGCTAGTTGGCGGGCCTCGTCGGTGGCTTTTCCAATAAGCAAGGGGCCATCTACCTTGTAGGTTTGGACAATCTTAACCGAAAGAAATTCGTTGTAGGGTTCGTAGGAGGTCTGGGTAATAACTCCGTTGACGTTCTCTAGCGTTCCTTCTTCTTCGCCAGTAGGAACAAAGAGTTGACGGCGTTCTTGGACCGCCCCACGAGACGCATCGTAAAAATCCCGATCCCGAATAGGAAAAAGAGAATTTCCATCATCGTCAGTTTCAATCGACCAAGCTTCCTCAATCTCGGTATAGACAATAGCCGACCCTTCACGGGCTTCGTAGGTAACCCGCTTATCGGCGGAAAGGCTGGCTACCTGTCCTTCGTTTTTAACAGATCGGCGTCTACCCTGAATCGGGCCTAGATCGTCATCGTAGCGGGTAAACGGCACCCAAGGGGCGGGCAGGATTTCGTAGATATGGGTGACAATCTGATCTCCACTCGCTGGTTGTGCCCCCGTGAACACATGGTTGGGATAGCGTTTACTGTCGGGGTGGGGGCTGAGATCTTCTGGAACCTTGTAGCCAGCAGTCCTTGGATCAAGGCGTATTGCAACCACGGGGTAATCGCGGTCATTGGCGGCATACGAGGCAACGTAAAAACGTGAGAGCGGAGGATAATCAGCCATGGAGAATCCCGAAAACTTACTCTAAAAAAGGATAGGCGGCAAGATGATTTTCCGCTTGCATTGATTAGCAGAAGTGATAAGTTGCTCACTTGGAAGGCATTCGTCTTCCTGTTTTCATGTGTGTGGGGCGGGGTCGGGCTAAAAACTCGGCCCCGCTTTTTTTTGAACGCTTGACAAGTTGAGTTGTCGGATCTATCTGAAACTCTACCTATATGGCATATCAATCCAACAAACCCAAAGACCCACCACTCTACCATTCAACGCTCGCGAAGAACGGGCCAAAACTTGTAGTCATCAAGACTCCCCCCAAGTGGGTCAAGCAAGGCTCATTGTGCGTTATCGAATTGATTGTGGATGGAGTTAATCATGTGTATTTTACTGAGAATAAAGACATTGCCTCCAAGTTCCAGCAATATGTGGGCAAGTCGGTAGTCCTTATTGCCTCTGGCAACTCCAAGCAGAAGACTGATTCCATGGAGATCCAGCCTGCGGGGGTACCCGCTTCCAGCCTGCCCGCCGCACAGAGCGCCCCGCAATCGCCCCAGAAGGCCCCAGAAAGCGTTGTTTCAGCCGCGAAGACCCCAGAGCGCGAAGCCAAGGAATTCCTTTGCAAAGCGGCGAATCTGATGCGTCTATGCGTAAAGAAAGCCAACGACATTGCGGTGGAGATGGATCTCTCCAGCGAGCATAGGCAGGGAATTGCCAGCAGTCTTTTCATCAATGCAGATCGCCACGGGTTTGTTGCGGCCATGCCAATCAATCCCTACAAGCCCGAACAATTGGGTTTCGGGGCAAGCAAGGCTGAATCCCTCAAGAACCCCGAACCAAACAATGACTGATGAACGAGAGCGCGGCATCGAAATTTTGTCGCATGATAAGGGATCATTCCTCGTTCAAAGTCGCACCAATCGCGAAGACTACTACTTGGTGGAATTCACTACCGATGAAGCGGGAGACATCACGGGATGTGCCTGCTCTTGTCCAAGCTATCAATTCCGCAAAGAGTGCTTCCACATCCGCTACCTCTGTAAACTCTTGGGCGTCGAAACGCCGAAGTCAACAAACAACAACCAACTAATAGCAGCATAGAATATGAAGAAATCCAAAGCAGAAAAGAAAATCGGAAAAGTCATGGGCGAATATAAAGCTGGCAAACTCAAAAGTAGTTCGGGCCAGAAAGTCACCTCGCGCAAGCAAGCCACGGCCATCGCCATGAGTGAAGCTGGCATGAGCAAAAAGAAAAAGAAACGCTAAGTCTGCAATTACACTGGGGTATATGCCTACTATTACCAATATATTCGGACTACCCCAGCCCTTTGTGGATTTGGTGAGCGAGGACACCTACAGCAAAGGCGAGTCCGACATCACTACTACTGGGTTAGCCCAGCCCCCAAAAATTTCTGAACTGTGGAGACGCCATGGCGACGAAATCACTATGGACTGTTCCGAGAAGGTGTGGACAATGTTGGGAACCGCCAATCACTACGTTCTGGAGCAGATAGCGAAGCGTAATCCTGAACGCTATGTTTGCGAGCAACGCTTTTATATCGATGTGGATGGTGTCAAGCTGGGAGGACAGATCGACCTCTATGACCGCGAGACCGAAACCCTATGGGACTACAAGGTCAGTAGCGTCTATAAAGCGATGAGCGATGACAGACTTGAGTGGACAAAGCAAGCCAACGTCAACAAACTCCTGTGCGAACACAACGGAATCCACCCCAAGAAACTGGCTATCCTCCTTGTCTGCAAAGATTGGAAGCGCAAGGACGCCGAATTCAAAGCCGACTATCCTAAGTGTGCCATCCAAGAAATCCCGCTCCAGATTTGGCATGAGGCCGAAACAATGGCTTACATTCGTTCCCGTATCGCCTTGCACAATGCCGCAAAGCTGGTAGAAAAAGAGGATGACATCCCCG